CATAACCTATCCAATATCGGTCGGGCTTCTACCACATTCTTCTTGATACGAATGTCGCTGATACTATAATTTCCAATATTCGTAGTATCAATCCAACACGTGAGATTTGGAAAAGTCCACGAATTATTAAACACACTTGTTCCAAAAGAACCACTCGCACCAGTCCGTGTAAAATACCCACCCGTCACTTGTAGCCCGCTCGTTGTTATTTGTCCGTATGTAGTAGAATTTATTCTCATTCTTATTGTGTATCCACTTGGTGCGTCCATACGAAAAGCAGATGTTCCCGTGTCTTGCTTTATAGAACATATATTCGTATTACCAAAATTTATAGTTAAATTATTTTGTAGCAATCCCAAAGCGGTATTGGAAAGTCGCATATAATTCGCTGAACCAATTTGGAACGTATGGAACCACGATGTAGGAACGATATATTGAAATGCTGTTCCAGTTGCATCTTGTTGAATAGTAACGGCATTTGTTAAACCTAATTTTATAGCATAGTTGTTATTTGTATAAGACATTGATGATAAGGTCATCGTTCCTATTATACTCGCACCCGTGAAAAACTGAAAATTACCAGTTCCCATTAATGATTGCATTATCATATTACCCGACGGGTCAATTCTTATGCCATCATTAAAAGCGTCCAGATATAGCCAGTTATTATTTAATATGAATACATTGTTGTCGCTACGTAAGCCGAATGCACTATCGCCTATATTTAAAACCGATGTCCCATTTACCATAAACTTGTGTTTGTAACCAGTTGCTACCTCATAATCCAGTGTTGATGTAGTTGTATCTTTTCGTAGATATGCTATGTTGGTAAATCCTTCGTCCCAAATTAATTTTTTGCCGTCACGCAAACTGATTGCTTCATACACAATCATACCGCCACTCGCTACTTCCATAATATCATTACCTGCCACTTGGTATTTGAGTGTGTGTGCAGCGGGCATTTGATACAAAAACCAGTCAAAGCTCGTGTATTCACGCATAATAGTCCCACTTGGAAAAGTGAAGAGTGTGCCGTTTACATCACTACTAATAGCAACCGCATCAAAGCCATTGACCCGAAACTGATGCTTGAATGATGTAGGAACATTATAAATAAGATTTGTAAATGATGGTTCTTCTAATAGATATGAACCTCCGCTAAAATTAAGATACTTATCGCTTTGTATATTCACATTGTCAGTAAACGTTGCACCAAACGTCGGGTGAAGTGTTAATTTATCTACGTTGTTTATTCTAAACGAATGGCTATTGCCCGTAGGAACATCTGTAACCAAACTTGTTCCATTATCTGTTATGGACATTCGCTTACCATTGAAATATAAAAACTTGCCGTTTTCAATATTCACGCCATCATTATCAATATACATATTCGGTAATCCAGCAATAAAAAAGTAATGATTACCGCTTTGATTATCGTAGTAGTTGTGTGGTGCGGTATGTAAAATTTTCCCACCCGTAGAAGTGGAACCCAAAATTAAACTGACAGTTGTAGGTAGCCGTACATTGGCATTGAATGTCTTGGCACCAGTTACCGTTTGTGCCGTCCCAATTGTTACGAATGCACCATCAACGTAGGTCTTATTAACCAATTGGTTCCCAGTCGATGGAACAGCAGATGATTGTGGTAATGTAGTAAATGTTTTTATACCGCTTGTTATGGTCTGGTTAGTAGTTAAATCCACATAGTTAGTCAGGTCTGCAATAGTTGCAAAATCCGTTCCGCCCGTCATAGATAGAACATTTGTTTGAGTGTAATCCATTTTATTATATGTATATATTATAATATGGACGATACCCAGAATACACCGCCCAGCACCAGCGATTTAGCGTCCGCCGCGGAAGCATCTTACACTGACTTCCCACCCATGAACTATACTAAATTAGATGCATACAGTAACCCAGAGATTTCTACATTTAAACACAAAGAAAAACCGCATTACCTTATATCCCACAAAGGTACGGATTTGGTGAACCCAAACACTGCACGTAAGGACATACGGGCAGACTTGAATATTGCGTTGGGTAACAAAGAAGCGGATAGAATGCACAACCGGCGCACAAAGCAGACGGAACAGATAATTAAGAAGTTGAAGAAGGAAACACCCAACCACGATATATATCTTGCGTCTCATAGTTTAGGTGGGTCAACGAGTTCCCACGCAATGGCAACCAATAAGTATGTCCGTGATAATGTAAAAGAACTGCATACATTCAACTCTGGTAGTTCTGCACTGCAAAAACCGCCGAGTGTTTCGCCGGAAGTGAGAGAAGAACTGATGCAGAAAAGCACGCACCATCGAGTGAAAGGCGATGCTATCAGTGAACACGTAGAGAAGAACCTGATAGGTAAGCAGAAGATGTATGAGAGTAAGAAAAAACCCAGCATTGCAGACCACGTGTTGAAACTTGCCACACCGTTATTGAAGAAGACGTTTATCGGGCGGACGATCGGTTATGGTGTGAAGAAGGTGCTGGATACATTACGTGCTCATTCTATTAGCAATTTCACACGTAAATAATGTGTGAGTATTGTGTATAATGGTTCTCACATATAAGCAGAAGTTTAATAAGAAGTACGGATTTAACAAAGATGAATCACATTCGTTGGCAGAGATATCGAAACTAACGGGTTATAAGTTAAGCGGGTTGCAGACAATCTACAACAAAGGCATAGGTGCATATAGCACATCACGGCAATCTGTTAGACCAACGGTTAAATCAAAAGAACAGTGGGCATTTGCACGTGTATATTCTGCCGTCACACCTGGGTCAAAAGCATCGGTTGTAGACGCTTCACATTTGATAAAATAATATCGCACTATAATATACATGAGTTACAAAATATTACCGCATACATTTAAACAATCGAAGTTACTTGGTGTAGAAGTAAAACCATCTACGAAGAAAGGTAAGAAGATAGACGTATATAAGGACGGTAACATCGTGGCGTCTGTGGGTGCAATCGGTTATAAGGACTACGCGACATTTATGAAGGAAGACGGTAAGGAAGTTGCCGACGAACGTCGGCGACTGTATAAGATACGACACGAGAAGACGAGGAAGGTAGTCGGGTCTCCCAGTTACTACGCTGATAAATTATTGTGGTAATAATTATATCGCGCAATAATATATAGTTTAGCATAAGATGTGTTTACCACGGGACAGCGAGAACATAAGAATAATCGATAACGGCGATGAAGGTTGCTGCACAGTATGCGGCGGTAAGTTCAAACATACGCGGCGATACGTTATGGTGAATGGATTGAACGAAGTTATATTCAACACTGCACACCACGGTTGTCTAAAAATTATGGCACGAATTAAGCAGCGACAGCAGGAAATAACGAACCTGGAATGGCAGATATGGTTGATGAAAGCAACCAACAATGGAAGATGAATAATAAAACGATATATGCTAATGGAATATATCGTTTGTATATATACAGGACAGGAGAAAAGCATTTGAAATATAGAAAAACGACTCATAAAACTACATTTATCATTGTATATTATGATATAGACCTTAAAATTTAAATTTTAAGGTCTATATCATAATATACAATGATAAATGTAGTTTTTCAAATGCTTTTTCCAGTTATCAATTCATATTATCCTATGAATTCATATTATCCTAATCATCTTTGATGTATGTCTTCGCGGTTCCCACCGAATGCGCCATGAAGTTTGCATCATCTTCTTGTTCGTTCAACACCTTACCATACTTGTTAGATAAATAGATGTGACGCAACATCGATGCACCCACTTTCTTACCGAGTATGCTGTTCAAAGACTTGGTCATTCGGTTACTGTTCGTGCGTGCATCATCGTCAGGAAACAATAGGTAGTCGCCATCGTTAAGGTTCATGTGTTTGATATACCATTTAAGCACAGGCATTATTTCATCGGGCACATCAATCACTTCCTTACCCGACTTCGCAGTCTTGAAGTTGTTGAAATAATACTTCCCGTCCTTCATATCAACATAGTTCTTCTTATCGTCATCACCTTTACCGATGACGGTGTAATACCAGTCATTACGACGTGGCGGTTGCAACACACACAGTGCCAGTATCATATAATTTTCGATCACCTTACGGTCGGCATTTGACAACCGCGGTTTCTTCACTACGTCTTCTGCTTTGTCTTTGAGTTTGTCGAATACTGCTTTGACTTCGTCCCACGACAACCAGTTCTCCTTCTGTGTTTCGCTCTTCTCACTGGTAGGTTTCTCTGCAAAAATGCTGCGTTCCTTGGCAAACAGAACACGGTAATGATTGTTGAGTGCTTCGTATGTCTTACCTTTCTGTCGGTTCAAAATCGCCACGATACTTGCTACATAAGACTTGCGGGTATTGTCGTTTGCGATTGCTTCCAACTTTGACTTGATTGTGGGTTTCGCCTTTAAGAATGCTAAACTATCAAACGGTTTGTTGTCGTTCAATATACGTAACTTGATTAAGTACATCTCAATCGTCTTCTGCGATAACTTTTCGCTGGTAAGCGATTGCTTCAAACTGTCCATGAATTTACTATCCATTCCTATATAGTTATATTAGATAATTATATAGTTGTTTTATCTCTAAATCCTAAAATATCTAAATATCTAAAATACCTACTTTTCCCTAAACCTCTTATAAGAATTGAGAATATATAAATAGTTTATAGAAGTTTAGGTATTTTAGGTATTTAGGTATTACCTCATTATCCTCTTCCTCTTGGGACCTTAATTTTGATTGTGTTGGTTGTGTCGGTTGATGCATCAGGTAACGTGTCACGTCTTCCTTCATTCTGTCCACCCATCGCTTTTGGCGCTACTCTCAATGGGTCACCTTCCATCTCTGCTGTTACCTTTGCTCCTCCCTCCTGATGTGCCTGCTTTGCTGCTCCTCCTGCTGCGGCGACAACCTCCGCTTCTCGCGGGTCTGCACCGTGCTGTCTCCTTAAATTGCTTGTGTTTTTTAGCATTTCTGTTGCTGCTGCATTTGCCTGTTCCTCGGTGATTCCTTGCTTCTTATACGGTCCTCGCTTGATACCTGCATCACTACGTTTTTGACGTTCCTTCTTTTGTATCGCAACCTCCTCTGCGATATCTGCTTGTTCAGTCTTAATGCTTTTAATATCCTGTGCGAGTTTGAACTGGTCGGGCGTTTGAATGACTTGTGCTGATGCTGGCGGTTGTGCTTGTCTTGATGCGAGTAAGTTGGCGATTAGGTTTTGACTACCGCCTGCACCTCCCATTGGAATGTCACGGTTCATACCGGTCTTAAATACAGGCATTATCTGTTTGGCAGGCGGTTTGCCAGTGAGTCTTCTGGGTCTTGCTCTCTTCTTCTTCTTCTTGTCCTTCAATGGTGGCATCTATATATGTATATAACGAAATTAATTTATTCATCTGTGAATAATAATTGATTGAAATTCTTGTAGAATGTATGAGTGCGGGCGTTATACATCAAAAAATTATACTGCTTATCGAATACGAAATTGAACAACGCCTTTGTTTCATCTTTCGTTAAACCAAACACTTCTTGACTAAAATTCTCCGTTTCAACCATCGACTTCGGTTTGAACAATATGACTACATCTATCAGTGCACGTAACGACTTTGCGAGTGCTTTCTGGTTCAACGCTGATATAATAATATTCAGTTTCATGTGGCGATGCTTATTGATTAACCTGCGTAGATTTAACTCCGTCTGCTTGTTCTTCAATTGCTCACTAAAATCGTCCAACACTAACACGCTGTTTCCTTCGTCGTCCTTTGTCTTTATTGCTAACTCGGTAATTGTGTTAAATGTATTCTGCGTTAAATCGTGATATACCTTTGGGTGGTTTTTGAATGCATGGTCTTCCTCACTATCAAATACTTCCTTGGGCGTTGCATACATGACGTTGTCAAACACTTTGCGGTATATACGGTTTCTACCCGTTGCTTTGAATAAGTTTGCAATGAACGTGGACTTGCCGGTTCCCATACCACCGCTGACGAATATCACACTGCACTTATTAGGAAATGGCGGTGGCACGTCTAATACGTTGTCTATGGATTGTTTTGATGGTTTGATTACTAAATCACTCTGTTCTATCTCTTCTATTTTCATTTCTGTTATATTAGTAACAGAAAATTATTATACGCTGTCGTCACTGGTTAATAATGACGATGACGATGATGATGGTGTTGTTTCTCCCATCGGTGCCAACTGCAATGGTTCCAACTCTATCAACTTGTAACTCGTGAGTTGGTCTTCCATTCGTTTTTTCAGTAATATACTTGACTGCGTAAGTTTAATATACCGGTTATAACTATCATCTATGAATGTCTTTGCATCAATCGGTCTATGCTCTGGTTTCAGTGCTAACCATTTAAATATATCCGTTGCTAATTCGTAAAAGTCTTTTGATGATGATAGTGTCTGCTCCATCTGTCTGTTCAGTTGCAGATATAACTCAATACTACCTATGATACCGCATATCAGTGCAATCAACGAATTAAGCACGCTAATGATTTCCTGTTTCATAAATGGTTGTAAACCGATCGAAAATATACTGTTCAATGCAGATAAAATGATGACGGGTAACCGATACCACTTCAACCGCGTCTTTAACGTGATATACCTCCTCTTATGGTTCGTTGAATGGGCGGCAGAATTCAAACGAATCCGTTCCAGAATAGTATCAATGTCTTCCATTTATACTATACCTATATTTTTATTATTTTACCTTAATGGTTTCTTACTTGGACATAGAAACGCTACCGTCCGCCATGTTATACGACAACACAATATCGTATAGTGCAAACGTGTCCACCACGCACGCGACCGAAGAAGAGTACTGTGTAAGGTTGAGATACACGTTGCTGGAATTTAAATCGCGACCCGCGATAAGTGCGCTCGAAGCACTATCTTGCAACTCAAAATTGGTCGCCAAAAAGAAAGAACCAGTTCCGGCAGTTCCAGTCGCCTCCACGAATTGCGTAGCGTTGAACACAACATCAAAAGCATTCATATTGGAAGCAGCGAACACCTTCATAATCTCGCTCATCACTTCACCAGGGTAGATGAAAGATGCAGAAGTTGCAACGCGAATTGGGACTGACGGCAAATTCATACCGTCCACAGTATAGAAGTAGGAACTGATTTGAGGAAACACACGGTCACCAGGAACGTTCTCAACATCAGGCGTGGCGAGATTCGCAGACAGACGGAAAGTATTGATTAGCGCCTTAACAGACGAATAACGCGCCGGAATGAGAATAGAGTTAGCAGAAGTGGACGCAGCAATTGTTGCCTGAAAGTTATTGACACCAACGCAGTGCTGTTTCAATACACCTCCTGACTGATTTAGCAGTGCAGCGTAGGTGCCAGCATCGAGGTCCATCACTTCGAGTTGAAGTGCGATATTGGAAAGTTTATAGACGGTGGAACCAGCAGTGTAAGAAGTGCTGTTATCAAACTTCATACCAACGGCGGTGGTCGCCATGGTCATTCGCAGTCGTATCCCATCTATGAGTGGGCAGAACTGCTGGGCGCCCGTTCCCAGCACAGCAGAGTGCAGCGGAAGTGCACATCTAACAACAGGTCCATCAACGGTAGTGAGACCGTTCAACTTAATACCTGCTTTGAGTGTGGAAGTAGAACCATTGAGAATGGAACCCATAGTGAGAGAACGTCCCAAAGGTTGTAAATCTTGTAACACTGCGGCATACGTGGCGTAGTTCAAAAGATTCTCGACAGATTGGTTTTGCACCACAGTTTCGAGTGCCTGAATCAAACTGCTACCGCTTCCGTTGGCGAGCGACATAACTGGGTCAGTAGCGAACGTGGCGTTGGCAGTTACCTCAAACACCAACTGGGTTGCAGAAGTAATAACCATACCTCGCTGCACCGCAGGTATCGAAAAGAAGATATCGGCGTTGGACGAAGAAGAAGTGTAGGAAGTAGCATTATCGGGGAAAATGCTGATGCGGCGGGACTTGGCGGGTTGAATACCTTTGTATTCACTTAAATCTAACTCGCGAGAAATTACGGGCAAAATGCTTGACATTTATACAGTATGAAAAGAAAAGAATGTTTCACGAATCATCTAATACTTACTTGCCCAATTTAATCGGTTCACACGTGAAATTGCTAAAATCCACTTTACTTTGTTTTAATGCCAGCAATAGGTTTATTAACTCCTCTAAATCTGCTACACGCTTTTCTAACATTGCTAAACGCTCGTCGATCGGTTCCATAACTATATAAAATAGTTATAGACTTTTTTTTGCTTAATCTCTCTTTGATGGGTCATATTCAATAATTTCAAACACCACTAAAAGTTCCACGGTACCGGTTGCATAAGTAGAACTTGCGGTATGTCTATATGCAATAGTAAAAGGATTCAGCGGTATGTCGTCCAACATTAGGTCAGTTGGTAATAATGCGGTAGCAGTGCCCACGTTCGTAGGCGAGGTTGCCTCTGCTCCGTTTGTGCTGGTAGTGCC